TACTGCTTAACACTCCAATACGGGGCCTTATTGATTGTTTAAGCCTACCTGTATCAACTGGTACATAACCTCCGGTCTTCAAATCTCTCAACATCAGCATAGTAGCTCTAGCGATTGCTACCTGAAAAAATTTAGATATAATCGATTTTGATTTTCCTAAGTGTTTCTGTAACTCAGCTAATCCTTTAATTTGTATTGCTCCGGTAGCCATATTAATCTAATTTCTCGACAATGATTTCGTCGTGTTCGAAATTTCCAAAGTCACGTTTAGAAACACCACCGTCAATCACCTTATAATAATTGTCATCTTCATCTCTTAACTTATCACCCTGTTTTATATCAACACTCGAGTCGCAATAAAACACATAGGTTTTACCGTAAACTCCTTCAATCAATTCTGTTCTTTCTCGACTTAACGGCTGAATGTGCATCTCTGCGTGGGTAACTGTAGTTGCTAACATTTTAAAACCTGAAGTAGTCGTTAACCTAGCAATATGTACCGTTTTGTCTTTTAAACTTGTTAGTAATGTAGGCATATTAACCGGGTGTAAAATCTCTATATAAATCAAGGGTTGATAAAACTCCTAAGGTTGAACCAGCTAAACTTGTTACGTCCGTATAGGTAACAGAATAATCACCAAGACTTGTACTTTTAATATCTCCTCCACCAACTCCACCCTCTTTTACAATCTCTGCTATTAATTGAGTGGCCGCTAATTTTATATCATTCGGAACACTATCAGCATTTCCCCAAACTCCTGTTATCTTTACTCGTCTATCACCTTTAATGAAAGAACCAATACTTGATCCCGGAGATAACCGGATCTCAAACTTCGGTGTCGTATTTAATGGATAAAGCAAGAAATCGTTTGACTGTCCTTCGGTTAGAATTGCCAAAGTCGTACCATTGCTGTTTAGGATTAACAACTTACTTGCGTCAATACTCATCAAGTCATCTTCTTGAGTTAAATATAAAATACTCTTTCCATTACCATCGAAATATCTATCTTCGCTACTTGTCTTCTCAAAAATCGTTCCAGTATATTTCTCGATAAAGGCCTCGACAGAAGCTAGCCAATTAGCAAAACCAGCATCAATGAACGCATTGGTTTCAATTTGTAAGTAGTTTAATACGTCTGTTTTTGTGATATAAGCCATAATTTTTAGTTAACTTTTAAATATAGGTCTAACTAATACACGTCGCGTTATATCGTTTAATGTTGCGTATTCAGCCACACCTCTATTTACAAGGTCTTTCGCTTCTTTTAGTTCGACGTTGATAATCTCTGATTCAGAGCTACCCTTGTATTTTCTTAATAATTTTATTTTCATAATTTTGTCCTCGGAGGCGCCTAAGGTAGACGCCCCCTATACTTAACTAACTAATATCTACGGAATTGTGATTAAGGCCTTGATAGCTTCACCAAGAACAACGTTACCAGCGATTCTGGAAACTACACGGATAGCTGTTTGGTCTTTAGTAAACGCAGTTTCAGTATCTTGAGTAATCTTAACAGTCATCTTATTACGATCACCTAACCAATAACCCATCTTGAAGTCACCGAAGAAAATTGTAGCTTCCGGCATATTGTTATTTTCGATAACAGGATATCCGTGGAAAGTAGCAGGCTGACCTGCAGCTACAGGCTCACTCCAATAATATCTACCATTGTCGTCTTGTAACTTACGTAACTCTCTTATGTTGTTACGGTGAATAAGGAACTTAGCGGCAATCTGATATTTCTGAGGTAAGGCGTACTCTAAGTTTATCATATTGTCAAAACTTAGATTTCCAGCACAGGTTACACTAGCGATAGTAGTAGCGGCCAAAGCGGTTGTTAAACCAGTTGGCTGAGTAGTACCATTTCCAATCGTAATAACTCTATCTTCTTCACGTTGAATAGCCTCAGAAAACAAAGTTACAATCAAATCAACAACGTCGATCAAATCACTATCCTCAATTAACTCATCAGAGGAATACATAATTGCAGCCATCTTTTTAACTGTCAATGTAGCCTCGTCAAAAGTAGCAGTAGTGGTAGCCTTAGTGTCATTCTCGTCTGTCCAAGTAACCTTAGGACCAGAAGTAACTTTCGGAATTTTCATTACGTCCCGGGCCATAGGAATGACTCGAACTAACGAACGCATTGAAAACTTCTCAACAATATCACGGATAATCTCAGCGCGAAACTCGTCAGGAAAAAGATAACCACCATCGGCGGCAGTACCTTCACTAAGAGCTTTCAAGGTAGTATGATCGCTTTGAACACAAGCCTGAAAAAATTTGACAATCTTTTCACGACCTGTCATCTTAGCAACTTTTTCCTTAGTCAACTCTTGACCCATTAAGTCTTTTGCTTTTGGAGTAACCTTAATCTGTTGTTCAGTCAACTTGTCGACAGCTTTTGTCAACTTGTCTAGTGGTAGAGCGGCCATAATAGCCTTAGCTGCTTTTTGAGCGGCTTCGTCTACATCACCTTCAGGAGTTTCTGCTGGTGCTTCTGCTGGTGCTTCTGCTGGTGCTTCTGCTGGTGCTTCTGCTTCTGCTTCCTCTGCAGGAGCTTCCTCTGCTGGAATTTCTGCTGGTTCGTTCTCAGTAACTTCATTTGCTGTTACACCATCATCTTCTACCATATAGGTTTTACCATTAATTTTTCGCATTTGTGGACTCATTTTGTTTAGTATCTTTCAGAAACCTCAAAGGTTTGGCTTCTTTAATTCTTTAAGCGCGTGGGAAGCGTTCCCCGCTATACTCTTTAAAATCCGTGTAACCATTTCCTTTTCAGAAACAGGTTGTTTTGGCACGGTTTTTATTTTATCGACTTTTGGTTTAATCACGCCTTTTGGCTTTACCGGAGTTTCTAATTTTTTCTCCAAGCCCGTGATAACTATTTTTAGATCGCTTACTTCTTGTTTTAATTCTTTATTTTCACTAGCAACTTCTGATTCATCTTTCTGAGCCTGTTCAAAACTACCATCGTGTAATTTACAATGTTTCCTAGTTTCTTCAGCGCTCCATACATCTTTATCATATCTATAAGCCTGTTCTTCACTTTTACCGCCTACGATACCGAATATAACTGAATACTCTTTACCGTTATACTTGCGTTTTCCTCTACGAAATTTATCAAATTTTCTAGGGTCTTTCAGCCTGCAAGCGTGTTCATTCGGAAATGGTTTTAACGCAATGACTTCATCTATTGCTTCTGTATTTTTTTCGACACTAAGCCAATCATTGACTTTGTCGATAGTTACTTGATTGTAAGACTTGGCGTCTATCATTAGAGCCTCGGCGTTAGCCGGTACAGACACTAAGGATATTTCTAGCAATTCATTCTTAGCACTCTTATCTTCAGGATTCATCAAAGCATTAGGAATAAATCCAACACTAAACGCTTTCAGATAGCCTTCTTTTACCATATTCCCTAAATCTTTTGCTAATTGTGTTATCTCGTGGAATACTGGCTCAAATAACAATTTATTTCCTTCGATTTTTATCTTCTTAGCTATTCCGATAACATTTTCCGGGGCATAGTTATGACCAGCAATTAAAATAGGATTCTTTTTAAACGATTTTAAATCCCACTTCTCTTGATCCATAACATCGTCCATTCTATCCTTGTTACCTGTAGACGCTATAGCTAACATTTTGCCGTCTACGATTTCAACTAACGCTTTCATTGTTTCTTTCTTACTCATATTTATTTATTATTTAGCTTTGCTACCAAAGCGTTGAATGCTGGAATAAGAATTTTTTTATAAACAACTTGGTAGTAACCAACGGCTACTAAGAACATCTGAACGATGCTGCTTACCATTTCCCAAGTTATAACTCCATTCTCGTATAGGTACGCGCCGACTACACACGCAACAAATACTAACCCAGCGACAACTTTTTTAGTCATCTCATATCCCAACTTGTTAGCTATTTTTTTCAATATCTCTACCAAAGTTGAAACCACGATTGAAATTAAAATTTCCATACTATTATCTTAAGGATTAATTAATATATTTAAAAATATTTGTTGAATAATTTTTCAGCTCTCTTAGGATCACCTTTTAACATACTTAGTATTTGCTTAACTTCTCTTGTTTTATATGAATTATAATCAATTTTAAAAGTTTTCTTTTTGTTCGAAATGATTAAATTCGGATCTATTTTTATTGCTTCGCTAAATAATTTACCGTTACAAGCAAAGGCTACTTCGTCCTCGTACCACTCTAACTGTCCAGACCTAACTAGATAATGACGTGGCCCTGCAGATTTTACAATTTTACCCTCGTACTTTTCTATATTTAATGACCAGCTTGTTAACGGTTCTTGGTCAAAATAACCTTTATATCCATTACCAGAATCAACTGTTTTCCAACCACCAAGCCAAGTCTTTCTAACTAGCCTACAACCCCAGTGCAGGTGTGATCCAGTCGTGTACTTTCCAGTATTATCACAAAAAGCAAATACTTCTCCTCTTTTCAAGAAAAATCCTAAACTGATATTATGAAAATCTTGAAGATGAGCAAAGACCATTTCAACCTTGTATGTTACTCCCTGAATCTGAAATGGATTACTACGCGCAAATACAGTAGTACCATAGCCAGCGTCCTTATTTTCATAATAAAAATTAGAGATAGTCATATCACACGGAGCCTTCAACGGTGTACCCTCCGAGGCCCGGTAGTCAATCCCGTTATGACCTTTCATTCCTAACTTCTTATAAAAATCTACTTTATTCTCGCCAAAGCGTTGCGTTATTTTTCCATCAACCGGGTGCTGCATTCTGATAAATTGTTTTATTTTTTCAAACATAGATTTTTATTAGTGAGTAAAGGTGAGAGAGAAGTCACCTTGAGGCTTAGTAACTCCTCTCTCTGAGCGCAGGGGTGAAAAGGTGGGTGGGGGTTTTGTTTAATTGTGGCCTACGGATTTCTCCCCGTAGCTGGCATAGATAATCCCCCACCCAAAGTCTTAAAGAACTGTACGGCAGTAAACGCAAACTTTGTGGTTTCCAATTCCTCGTTTCTTAT